GCACTCCCCGCAGCTCCCGCCGTTACCGCCCGCGCGCCCGTCGTGCGCAAGCGTGTTCCCCCGAAGACCCAGGAGTAGACGTGACCACCGACGTGTCCCCCGCCGTCGAAGCGCCCGCCGCCCCCGAGAAGACCCCCGCCGGCATCCGTCGCGCCCGCGACTACCGCACCCGCGCGCAGTTGCGCGCCGTGGGCGAGTGGAAGCGCAAGGGCCCGCCCCCGCCGCCGAAGGGCCCCGCGTCCTCGCTGTCCGCGCCCGCCTTCACGCGCGCGCGCCGGCTGCAGGAGCGCCGCCTGCTCGCCGCCGCCGAGAAGGCCATCCTCGCGATGACCCCCGAGCAGCGCGCCGAGTTCGAGAAGAGCCTGGCCCTCGCCGTCGAGCAGCGCGCCCAGCTCGCCGCCGCCCGCACCGGGGCTTCCGCGGAGGTCTCGCCGTGAGCGGCCGCCAGACGCAGGGGCTCCGCAGCATGCCGGCCACCGACGCGTACCGCGAGAACTTCGACCGCATCTTCGGGTCACCCCCGCACATGGTCACTGACCGCGATCGGACCTGCGACGTGTGCGGCCGCTTCCCCGCCGCCGTCGGCGCGACGGACGAGGAGGCTCGCATCCGCCTCGACCTCATCGGCCCGTGCGACCACGGCGAGATGGTCGAGCCGCCGTACGCCGGCAGCCGCTTCACGCTCCGTAACGCCACGCGCGTCGCGGGCGCCGCCGCCCTCCTCGCTTTCGCGCTCGCCGCGCTCACGGTGTCCTGATGAACTGGAACTTCTGCCCACACTGCGGCAGGACGCTGCCGCCCTTCGATGTCTCGCCGTACGGTCCGACGGCGCCCGCCCTCCCGTGGGTGCCGGTCCCGACCGCCCCGTACGTCATCACCACTGGCGCCAGCACCGTGGACCCGGCCCCGATGATACCGCCCGTCGTCCCGATGTGGACGCCCGTCAACCCGCGCTACGTGGTCGACGCCGGCCCGGCCGCCACGGCTCCCGCCATCCCTGCCGGCGAGCCCGCCGTGACGCCCTACCGCGGCCTCAATTCCGACGGCCAGGGCAAGATCGGCTGGGGTGGCTGACATGGCCTCCGCCCCCGAGGTCGTCCTCGGCATCGACGGCGGCCTCGCGCACATGGGCCTGGCCCTCGCCCACGTCCCCGCCGGCTCGAAGCCCCGCATCATCTTCGGCGCCGTCATCGAGACGACGAAGTGCTCCGAGGGCACCGCGGCCGGCGACAACGTCCGGCGCGCGCGCGAGGTCGCCGACGCGCTCGTCGAGGTCATCGAGCGTGAGAAGCCGAGCCGCATCGTCGCCGAGGCCATGAGCCACCCGCGCGACGCGCGCGCCGCCGCCATGCTCTCCATGAGCTGGGGCGTCATCGCCGCTACGGCCGCCCGCTACAACCTGCCCGTCGAGGGCAAGAGCCCGATGGCGCTGAAGCGCGCGCTCACCGGCAACCAGACCGCGAAGAAGGACGAGATGATCGCGGCAGTGCGCGAGCAGTACCCCGAGGTCATCTGGCCCCGGCGTCGCGACCTGCACGAGCACCTCGCCGATGCGGTCGCAGCAATTCACGCATTCGTAGGCGTCTCAGTCTAACGGGAAGACAGCGGTCTCTGAATCCGCTCATCGGGGTTCGATTCCCCGGGCGCCTTCCAGTCATCGAGGGTCCCGCGGCGCTCCGCGGGCACGCCGGCAAGGGCGAGCCGGACTCCCGACATTTCAGTGCGGCTTTCGGCGCGCGCGCCGGCTTCGCGGGGGTCGATCGTCCCCCGGGCCAAACCATTCCGTTGTGGGGTAGCTCAGTAGGCAGAGCGGGCGACTGTTAATCGCCTCGTCGCTGGTTCGACCCCAGCCCCCACAGCCACTTCACCAACCGTCACGAGCTTCGGCCGGCGCCTAGTGTGGGAACTCCAAATCCGCGCGCGCGAGGGTCGACACCTCGGGGGGCTCGCCCATCCATGAACGTCGATCTCGGTTTCACTCCCCGACCGTGGCAGCGGAAGGTTCACGCGGAGCGCAAACGCTTCAACGTGCTCGTCTGTCACCGTCGTGCGGGGAAGACGGTCTTCGCCGTTCTGGAGCTTCTGCTCGGCGCGCTCGCGAAGGCTAATGGACGCTTCGCCTACGTCGCGCCCTTCTATGCTCAGGCCAAGGCGGTTGCGTGGGACATCCTCAAGCAGTACGCCCTTAAGATTCCCGGCGTCACCGTCCGTGAATCGGACCTGCAGGTCGAGCTGCCGAACGGCGCGCGAGTGCGGCTCTATGGCGCCGACAACGAGCAGGCGCTCCGCGGCATCGGTCTCGACGGCCTGGTGGTCGACGAGGTCGCTGACATTGTGCCGTCGGTTTGGGGCGAGATTCTCCGCCCGGCGCTCGCGGACAAGCGCGGGTGGGCCATCTTCATCGGCACCGCCCACGGCATCAACCTCTTCTCCGAGCTGTACTACGCGGCCCTCCGCGACCCCGACTGGTACACGCTGCTGCTCCGGGTCGAGGACTCCGGCGCGCTCCACCCCGACGAGGTCGAGTCGGCGCGCCGCGGGATGAGCGAGGCCCAGTTCGAGGCCGAGTTCCGCTGCGTCTTCTCGGCCGGCGGCGACAACATTCTCATCACGCTGGAGCGGGTGCAGGCCGCCTCCGAGCGCGTCATCCCCCAGAGCGCATACCATCACGCGGGCAAGGCGCTGGCCTGCGACCCCGCGCGCTTCGGCGACGACGCCACGGTCATCATCCTGCGGCAGGGCCTCGCCGCCCACGGGCTCCGCTACCTCCGCGGCGCCGACACGATGGAGACGGCAGACGCAATCGCGTCGCTCGCCATCAATGAGATGCCCGACGGCATCTTCGTGGACGAGGGCGGGCTCGGTGCGGGCGTCGTCGACCGGCTCCGCCAGCTCGGCCACAGCGTCGTCGGCGTCAACTTCGGCTCGCGCTCGTCGGACCCCAAGTACCTCAACAAGCGGTCGCAGATGTGGGGCGAGATGGCCGACTGGCTCAAGGCCGGCACCATCCCCGACGACGAGCGCCTCAAGCTCGACCTCGCCTCGCCGACCTACAAGTACGACGCGCAGTCACGCATCGTGCTGGAGTCGAAGGACGCGATGAAGTCGCGCGGCCTGAAGTCCCCCGACTTCGGCGACGCGCTCGCGCTCACCTTCGCCTCCCCGCTGATGTCGCGTTCGCTGAACGCTGACGCGCGGGCGGCCGCCTCCAACCACTGCCTCACGGAATACGACCCGTTCGCGGGCGGAGATTAACCATGGGTGACGGCTCCAAGGACACGGTGGCGGCCATCCCGCCCCCGGCTCCGAAGGACATCTTCGACTCCTTCGCGAGCAACGCACGCGACCGCGAGAACTTCCGGCTGCTCGCCGCGCAGGGGATGAAGTCGAACTTCCTCACCGGCCTGCGCGGCACCGAGGGCGGCCCGCAGGTCACCCCGGGCCTGCCACCGATCATTGGCACGCCGGCCCTCGGCCGCCAGAATACGCCCGGCCCCGTCCCCACCGCCCCCCGCATGGCGCCCGCTGCGCCGCACGCGGCGGTCGACCCGAACCTGAGCGACCCGAACTGGGATGGCGAGGCGCGCGGGCTGGTCTGGAGCCCCCAGTCGAAGCGCTGGGAGGACCCTAGCGCGGGGCAGGTAGTGGACACGGGCGGCGGAGGGTAAGCCATGGCCCTCCAGCAGAAGTTCACCGAGAGTCAGAAGAAGCGCGACCTCCGTCGCTACGAAGTGCTCCGTCAGGAGCGCGCACCGTGGGTGACGGTCTGGAAGCAGCTCGCCGAGCACATCCTGCCGCGCCGCTTCCGCGACTCCGCGGCGCAGCGCAACCGGCCGGCGACCAACGACAAGCTCATCAACAACACGCCGACGCAGGCCGCACGCACGCTGGCCTCCGGCCTCATGGGCGGTCTCACCTCGCCCGCGCGCCCGTGGTTCCGCCTTGGCTCGCGCAATCCGATGAAGGGCCTGAGCCCCGCCGCCAAGATGTACTTCGCCGCGGTCGAGGACGTGCTCCGCGAGCTACTCATCCGCTCGAACGTCTACAACGGCCTGGCTCACGCCTTTGGCGACCTCGGCACCTTCTGCACCGCCGCGCTCCTAATCGAGGAGGACGAGCAGGAGGTCATCCGTAGCTACGTGCTGGCGCTCGGCACCTTCGTCCTCGCCTGCTCCGCTCGCGGCCAGGTCGACACGATGATGCGCGAGGTCCCGTTCACTGTCGGGCAGCTCGTCGAGCAGTTCGGCTACAGCGTCTGCAGCCCGCAGGTTCGTGACTCGCACGACCGCGGCGATCTCGACCGAGTCGTCGAGGTCATCCACGTCGTCGAGCCGAACCCGAAGCGCGACCCACAGAAGCTCTCGCCCGACGCCATGGCGTTCCGCTCTGCCTGGTTCGAGAAGAAGGGCGGCGACGACAACACGTACCTGCGCGAGTCCGGCTTCCACGAGTTCCCCGTCCTCGCGCCGCGCTGGAACGTCACCGGCAACGACACCTACGGCACCGGCCCCGGTTTCGACGCGCTTGGCGACGCGAAGGCGCTGCAGCTCCTGGAGAAGCGGAAGGCCACGCTCGTCGACCTGCTGACGAAGCCGCCCATGGCCGCGCCGTCCTCGCTGCGCGCCGGCCGCCCCTCGCTGCTCCCGGGCGACGTCACGTACGTCGACCGCGTCTCCGGCAGCCAGGGCTTCGAGCCGCTCATCAAGGTCGAGTCCGGCGCCATCGCGGCCATTGACCAGACCATCCATCAGCACGAAGACCGCATCCAGCGGGCGTTCTACGCTGACCTCTGGCTCGCGCTCACGATGGACGACCGGAACCAGCGCGCCACCGCGCGCGAGGTCGCCGAGCGTCACGAGGAGAAGCTGCTCGCGCTCGGCCCCGTGCTGGAGCGCCTCCACGACGAGCTGCTCGACAAGCTCATCGACCGCGTATACGGCATCGCGCTGCGCCGCGGGCTGCTCCCGCTGCCGCCGCCCGAGCTACAGGGCTCCGACGTTCACGTCGAGTACATCAGTGTCATGGCGGCCGCGCAGCGGCTGCTCGGCGTCAGCGCCGTCGAGCGCCTCGCCTCCTTCGTCGGGAACCTCGTCTCGGCTTCGCCCGAGACGCTCGACAAGGTGAACCTCGACAAGGTCGTGGACGAGTACGCCGACATGCTCGGCACGAAGCCCGAGCTTCTCCGCAGCGACGCCGAGGTGGCGCAGATGCGGCAGGCCCGAGCGGCCGCGCAGCAGAAGCAGCAGCAGGCCGAGCTGGCCTTGAAGCAGGGGCCCGCGCTCGCCCAGTCCGCGCAGGTCCTCTCGCAGACCGACGTCAACGGCACCTCCGCCCTCAACCGGCTGCTCGCGGTCCAGGGCGGCGGGGCGCCCATCCCCGGAGCCTGAGATGCGAAGCCTGGCCCTCGTCCTCGCGCTGATCACCGCTTCATTCTTCCTCGGCGCTGTCGCCGGACGCCACGTCTACCGTGAGCGCGTCTCGGCACGGCTCGTCGAGGTGATGCGCGAGAACGAGTGCTTCGAGCCGCTCCCTGGCACCGTGAAGCAGTTCCTCGGCGACGAGATTCCGAGGGACCTGTGAGCCGCCGCCGCGGAATCACCGCGAGCGAGGCGGCGCAGAACCTCCTCCGCAATCGCGAGGAGGACGCCCTCGCCCAGGCGGCCGCCGACCTCAAGTCCGTTATGTCGACGGAGGCGGGCCGGCGGTTCGTCTGGGGGCTCATCGAGGACGCTGGCGCCTTCGCGCCGTCGTTCACCGGTACTGCAGCAACCACCGACTTCAACGAGGGCCGGCGCTCCGTCGGCCTCGGGCTCATGGTCGCGGCCCAGCGTGACGCGACCGACCTCTACGTCACGGCGCTGCAAGAGCAGCTCGCGGCGAAGCGAGTCGACGCGCAGACGCGCGAGGCCGCCACCACCGTCCCGTCGGACGAACCCACCCCCGGAGAATAGATGGACACCATCCTTACCGGCGCCGCCCCCGCGGCCGCGCCCGCCGCCGCTGCGCCCGCCGCAGCCGCAGCCCCCGCCGCCGCTGCGGCCCCCGCGCCGGCTGCCGCCGCTGCGCCCGCCGCCGGCAGCGTCCTCACCGGCACCGAGGCGCCCGCCGCAGCCCCTGCCGCTGCTGCCGCCGCCGCCCCCGCGCCCGTCGCCGAGATCGAGCTGAAGTTGCCCGACGGCGTGAAGCCCGACGAGGCGCTCCTGTCGCAGTTCAGGCCCCTCGCGAAGGAGCTAGGGCTCGATGGCCCGAAGGCGCAGAAGCTCCTCGACCTGTACCTCGGGTCGCAGAAGGGTCAGTCGGACAAGGTGACCGCCGCCTGGACCGAGCAGCAGAAGCAGTGGTCCGAGAGCATCAAGACCGACCCCGAGGTCGGCGGCGTGAACTTCGACAAGTCGGTGACGCAGGCGCGCAAGTTCATGGCGACCTTCGACAAGGACGGCTCCATCCGCAAGGAGCTGGACGCCTTGGGCATCGGCTCTCACCCCGCGCTGGTGCGGCTCGCTGTTCGCGCGGCGAAGGCCATCAGCGAGGACTCCGTCGCCGGCAGGGCAGCACCCGCGGCGGCCGGCGCGTCCGACGAGGACGTCCTGCGCCAGCGGTATCCGTCGATGTTCAAGAGCTAGCGCGGCCATCCTAAGAGCCTGCTGACGCGCTGCCGGTAACGGCGGCGTTCAGCGCAAGCTGCGCGCGCACCCCCAGTAACACGCACAAGGAGTAACACCCTCATGGCCGTCATCGGCACGCTGTTCCCCACCCTCGCGGACATCGCGAAGAAGTTCGACCCGCAGGGCGGGGTCGCGAACGTCGTCGAGCTGCTCCAGAAGAAGAACGCCTTCATGGAGGACCTGGCCTGGAAGGAGGGCAACCTCCCCACCGGCCACAAGTACAGCGCACGAGTGGCGCTCCCGTCGCCGACGTGGCGCAAGATCAACCAGGGCATCGCGGCCGCGAAGAGCCAGGTCGATGCGTACACCGAGACCTGCGGCATGCTGGAGGGCCTGTCCAAGGTCGACTGCGCGCTCGCCGACCTGAACGGCAACGCGGCCGCGTACCGCCTGGACGAGGACAACGCGTTCGTCCAGGGCTTCGGCCTCACCGTCGCGAGCGCCCTCGTCTACTCGGACGTCTCGGCGAACCCGGAGCGCATCCAGGGCCTCGACAAGCGGTTCGGCTACACCGCTGGCAACGTGGCGGCGGCCCAGATCATCAAGGCCGACGCGACCGCGTCCGGCTCCGACCAGACCTCGATCTGGCTTGTCGGCTGGTCGCCCACCTCGGTGTACGGCATCTACCCGAAGGGCAGCGTCGCCGGCTTCAAGTCCGAGGACCTCGGCAAGATCCTCACGAAGGACGCGGGCGGCACCAACGAGTTCACGGCCTACGTCACCCATCACAAGTGGGACCTCGGCCTGGTGGTGCAGGACTACCGCTACGTCGCCCGCATCTGCAACGTCGACACGAGCGCGTGGAAGGCCGACCTCTCGGCCGGCGCCGACCTCGTGGCGTCGATGACGGACGCCATCGCGGCCATCTTCGACATGGATGCGTGCCAGCCGATCTTCTACGTGAACCGGACCACGTTCTCGATGTTCAACAAGCAGCTCCAGAAGAAGCAGGCCAACCTGCTGGAGTGGGTGGACCGCGGCGGGCGCCGCATCCCGCACTTCCTCGGCGTCCCCATCCGCATCACGGACGCCATCACGTCCACCGAGGCCGTCATCAGCTAGTCCGGCTGATGTAACGCACGGTCAACCAGACTGGGAGTGTCGGCGCCAGACAGGCTGACGACACTCTCGTCTCTCCGCCCCACCCCACAGGAGAAGCAGCTTCATGGCCTACCTCGACCAGCAGACCCACTTCAGCGACGCGCAGGTCGTCACCGCGACGGGTAACTCGACGAACACCGTCGACCTCACCGCGAACGTCCGCGTCGGGCTCGCCCAGCTCTACGTCCTCGCGAACCTCACCGGCATCACCGGCACGCCCACGCTGACCATCGCGCTCCAGGGCTCGACGGACTCCGCGTTCACCACGCCGGTGCAGCTCTCGGCCGTCACGCCCACGCTCGCGGCCGGCGTGAACCAGAACGTCATCCTCGACGCCGCGGTCGTGAAGGCGCTCCGCTACTACCGGCTCGTCTACACGGTCGGCGGCGGCACGCCGAACGTGGTCATCACCGCGAGCTTCGCGATGGATGTCCCGGCGGACTACCAGAACCCGTAACACCTAGCCCCTGAGGCCCCCGGCCTCGGGGGCTTCCTCGGTCCCCTCGCGAAGAGCGGGGGGCTCGCGGAAGCCCCGCAGCAGCATTCCCTCGACAGGAGAGCCAGTGTCCAACCCCGCACCTCTCGCGCCGGGACGCGCGTACGCCAGCACGACGAACCCCTCGCCGCCCACGCAGCAGGGGTGGGCTATCGCCGACTCAATCACACCGGACGCGACAACCTCCTCGAAGGGCGGCGTCCAGCTCGCCGCCGACCTGAGCGGCTCGGCAGCCGCGCCGCTGGTCGTGGCGACGCACCTCGCCGCCCCATTACCGGTGGCGCAGGGTGGCACGGGCGCGGCGTCGCTCGCCGCTGCCGGCATTGCCCCGCTCGCCTCTCCGACGTTCACCGGCGCTCCGGTGGTCCCTGGATACGCCCCGCTCGCCTCTCCGACGTTCACCGGCACTCCGGTGGTCCCTGGATACGCCCCGCTCGCCTCTCCGACGTTCACCGGGGTTCCGTCCGCCCCCACTCTGGCCCAAGGCGTCCGCACCGCGACGACCACGCCCGTCACCGTCACGGCAACCGATAGCACCGTGCTCACAAACCTCAACGCCGCCGGCCCGGTGACCGTGAACCTCCCCGCCTCCGCCGGCCTCGCGACCGGTACCGTCATCACCGTGAAGGACGGGAAGGGCGACGCCGGGACGAACAACATCACGATCAACCGCAACGGCGCGCAGACGATCGACGGCGCGAACTCGAAGGTGCTCGCGACGAATTATGGCTCGCTCGCGCTCGTCTTCGATGGCGCGAACTGGCAGATCTCGTGGACCACCGCCAGCGAGCCGTGGGTCGCGCCGGGGCTCACTAACTCGTGGGTCAACTTCGGAGCCTCTCCGTGGCCGCCGGCCGGCTACTACCGGGACGCATCCGGCGTGGTCCACCTCCGCGGGCTGATTAAGAGCGGCGCCAGCGGAGCCGGCGCGTTCACGCTCCCGGCGGGATACAGGCCTGCTTACTACATCCAGTTCCCAGGATTCGCATCGGCGGGCGCGGCGCAGGTCACCGTGGACGCCACCGGAATCGTGACCCCCGCCAACTTGACCACGGGATCGAGCGTAACCGCATTCGTATCCCTCGACGGCGTCACCTTCCGGGCGGAGGCCTGATCCATGTCCGGTCTCCCCGCCACACTCCCTGCGGCGCTCGGCGGCGACGCGAGCACGTCGCCCCGGTAGTCCTGCCGTCGCGTCACCCCCAGTAAATCCTCAGCAATCGGGAAACACACCCCATGTCGAACACCATCTACTGGGACCCGTCCGCCGACGCGGACATCGCGTCGTACCTCATCGAATCGGCTCCCGCCCCAACGGGCCCGTGGACGACGGTCGCGGCAGTGGTCGACGCGCGCCCCGGCCCGAACTACGTCGCCGGCCCGCCCGCCCAGTTCTTCGTCGCGCACGCCGCCGGCACGCTATCGACATGGTACCGGCTCTCAGCGACCGACGCCGCCAGCCAGACCAGCGACCCGTCGGCAGTGTTTCAGGTCGGCACCTCCAGCACCGTCATCGCCACCTCCGAGGTCGACGTCGCGCAGATGGCGCTCGCGTGCCTCGGCAGCACGGCCACCGTCACCAGCATCGCGGCCCCCGTGTCGAAGGAGGAGAGGTTCGTCGCCCTCTTCTACCCGCGCCTGCGTGACCGGCTGTTCAAGCTGCTGAAGCCGCAGTGGGCCGTTCGCCGTGCCCCGCTGGCCCTCGACACCACGGCCTTGCGCCCCGGCTGGGCGTACGTCTACCGGCTCCCGCCCGACCTGCTCCAGGCCGTCGACATCGAGGGCTCCGGCTACCGCGGCGGCGTACCGCTCTCGATCGCGTACCCGGCGCCGTACGGACGCGACCCCAGCAACCCGCTGAACATCACGCCGGCCGCCCCGTTCGCCATCGAGGCGAATAACATCGGCACCGGCCGCGTCCTCTGCACCGACATTCCCGACGCCTCGCTCGTCTACGTCGCGCGCATCACGGACCCGTCAGTCTGGAGCCCTGAGTTCCTTGAAGCCGTCGTGTGGTCCCTCGCGGCGCGCCTCGTCATGCCGCTCGCCGTGAAGCCGGACATGGCGGCGAACGCGCTGCAGTGGGCCAAGCAGTTCGCAGCCGACGCGGCCGTGAGCGATCTCAACGAGCAGCACCGGTCGCCCATGCCGGACTCCGAGTTCATCACTGGAAGGAATTGGTAAATGGCCCAGGTCCGGCAGACGAGCTTCCATGGCGGCGAGATCGCCCCCGGCCTCTACGGTCGGACGGACCTCCCGAAGCGCGCATTCTCGCTGAAGACGGCGCGCAACTTCATCCTCACGCCGACGGGCACCGCAGCCAATCGCCCCGGCTTCCGGTACTGCCTGCCCGCCCAGGCCGAGGCGACGGCGGTGCGCCTGCGCGACTTCACCTTCTCGACGTCGCAGGCGTACGTTCTCGAGTTCGGCCACCAGTACATCCGAGTCCTCCAGAACGGCGCCGTCGTGACCACCGTCACCGGCACCGTCCCGTACGTGGCGGCCGACCTCTGGACCCTCTCATTCACGCAGGCCGGCGACGTGATGACCATCACTGCGCTCGGCTACGCGCCGCAGGAGCTGAAGCGCGTCGCGCACGCGAACTGGACGATCTCGCCGTACTCGACGACGCATGCGACGGCGACGCCCGCCACGCCGACGTTCCTCACGGGCGCCATCGCGACGGACGGCACGCACCTGGCGAAGGCGTGGCAGTGGGTCGTCACAGCCATCTCGTCCATCGACGGTGAGGAGTCGCTCCCGTCCGTCGCCGCCTCGATGACGACGTGCGTCTACCCCGACAAGCCTATCCAGCTCTCGGTCGCGCTGGGGTCGAACGTGACCGCGTACTGCTGGTACCGCGGGCGTGATGGCGTGTGGGGCTACGTCGGCACGTCGAAGACGGCCTACTTCACCGACGAGGGCCAGGTCCCGAACCTGGATGAGCAGCCGCCCACCGGGGCCACGCCGCTCGCGAGCGGTCAGAACCCCGCGGTCGCGACGTACTTCCAGCAGCGCCTGGCCTTCGCCAACCAGCCCTCCTTCCCGCAGCGCGTGCTGCTGTCGAAGACTGGCGCCCTCCACAACTTCGACTACTCGCTGCCGCAGAAGGACGACGACAGCATCGACTTCACTGTCGGCTCGCGCCAGTACGAAGAGGTTCGCGCGCTCGTCGCGCTTCGTGATCTGCTCATCCTCACGGCCAACAGCGAGTTCGCCGTCAACGGCTCAGGGACCGCGGCGCTCGCCCCGACCAATGTGTCGGTCAACCCTATCAGCGCCAACGGCTGCGCCCGCATCCAGCCGCTCGTCCTCAATAACACCGTCCTCTACGTGCAGGCGCAGCAGGCCTCCGTCCGCGCACTGGACTACGATGCCAGCCGCCAGGGCTGGGGCGGTGGCGACATGTCCCTGCCCGCCGCGCACCTCCTGAGCGCCTCAGCGCGCACCGTCATCGACTGGTGCTACGCGCGCACGCCGTTCTCGCAGGCCTGGATGGTGCGCGACGACGGCAAGCTCCTCTCGCTCACCTTCTCGAAGGAGAACGATACGGCGGCCTGGGCGTGGCACGACAGCGACGGCGTCTTCGAGTCAGTGTGCTCCGTCGCCGAGGGCAGCGAGGACGTCGTCTACGCGGTCGTTCGACGCACGGTGAACAGCGCCACGCGCCGCTACATCGAGCGCCTCGCCACCCGCACGGTGCTCGACGCGAAGCTCGGCATCTTCCTCGACTGCTCGCTCGTCATCGACCAGGCCTCGTCGACCAGCGTCACCGGCCTCGGCCACCTCGCAAACAAGACCGTCTACGCGCTCGCGGACGGTGTCGTGCGGGGGCCGTTCACCGTCTCGGTCGGCGGCGCCATCACGCTCCCGGTCGCGGCCGTGCACGTCATCGTCGGGCTGTCGTACCTCTCGGACCTCGAACTGCTCGACATCCACTCGCACGGCGACTCCTCGCAGATGTTGGAGGTCTCGACGAACGAGAAGCTCGTCTCGCGCGTCGTGTTCGAGGTGGACCGCGCCGCGACGCTGACGGCCGGCGAGAGCTTCGCCGCCCTGCGCCCCTGGACGATGCCGCTCGGCTACCAGATGCCGGCCGAAGGCATCGTGAACGATTCGTTCGTCGTGTCCGTCGACAGCGCCTGGAATCGCGGCGGACGCGCATGCCTGCGCCAGTCCGCGCCTCTCCCCGTCACCGTGCTCGCCGCCGTTCGCGACGTCGAGATTGGAGGGTTCTAGTGGGCCCCGTCGTCACCATCGTACCGGCCACGCTGGAGCACGCGCGCGAGATGGCCCCGCGCCTGCGCGCCGCGGATGCCGCCGAGGTGCTGGCGGCCGGAGGCTTCGACGCCTACGCCGCGGTGGCGAAGAGTATCGAGGCCTCCGGCGAGCGCGCCTGGGCGGTGCGGTTCGACGGCGAGCTGGCCTGCTGCTTCGGTCTCGTGGACGTGGGCCAGGTGCTCGACCCGGTGGGCGTCATCTGGCTCCTCGGCACCGACACCCTGACGCGCCACCCGCGCGCCTTCGTGCGGACCTGCCGCGAGGTGCTGCCGTTCCTCCAGGGCGAGCACCGCGCGCTCGTAAACATGGTGGACGCCCGGTACACCGCCGCCCTGCGCTGGCTCTCGGCCCTCGGCTTCGAGGTCCATCCGGCATCCCCGTTCGGCGCCTCCGGCCTCCCCTTCCACCCCGTCGTCCGCAGGAGCAGCGTCCATGTGTGACCCGGTCTCCATCACTCTCGGTTCCGTCGCCGCCGCGAGCGCCGTTGCTGGCGGCGTCAACGGCTACCTCTCGAACAGGGCGGCCGGCGACAAGGCGATGTCCATCGCCGAGGCCAACGCGCGCCTCGCGAACCAGTCGGCCGACTACGCCCTCCAGTCCGGCGAGGTCGACGCCGGCAAGGTCGCGCAGAAGGCCTCGCAGATCATCGGCTCCGGCAGGACCATCGCCGCCGAGAACGGGGTCGACGTCAGCTCCGGCTCGACGGCGCGCGCGTTCACCGATACCGCGATGCTCGCCTCAATGGACGAGGACACCGTCCGTAACAACGCTGCCCGCGAGGCCTGGGGCATGCGAGCGCAGGGCGCGAACTTCATCGCGCAGGGCAAGGCCGCCAAGGCCGCTGACGACTCCGCGGCGTTCAGCTCCATTCTCGGCGGCATCTCCGGCGCGGCGAGCGCGGGGATGAGCGCGGCCTCGGCGGGCGGCCTGTTCCAGTCGACACCCAAGGCCCCTGGCGGCGGCAGCATCCCCTACTACCTCGCGCGTCCCTGAGGAATCAGATGGCCCTTCGCATCCCCGTCTACGACCAGCAGCAGGCCTCCTCGCGGCCGCTCCCCGTCAACCCCGAGTCCCTCGGTGACGCCAGTCCCGAGGCGATGGGCGCCGGGCTCACGCAGGGCCTCAACGCGGTCTCCGGCGCGGCCAGTCACATTGGTCAGCTCTACCAGCAGGAGCGCAACAAGGCCGACGAGGCTCAGGCGCTGGAGGCGCTGAACGCGCTCAAGGCGAACACGCAGCAGCGCATGGACGCCGTGCAGCAGGCCAAGGGTAAGGACGCGCTGGCGGCTGCCGGCGACGCCTACACGGCCAACGACGCGGACGCGAAGGCCATCTTCGGCGGGCTCGTCAACGACCAGCAGAAGCGGCTCTTCGCGGCACACGCCGAGGGCGAGCTGCTCGGCGCGAAGCGGCTCGGCGAGGCGCACGTCCGCCAGCAGGTCGACGAGTACCAGACTCATCAGTTCGTCTCAGCGAACGAGCTTTCCGTGCAGCACGCCGTCCGCTTCCCAGGCGACGTCGGCGGCATCGCGGTCGAGGTCACGAACGTGAAGGGGCGCGCCGAGATGTTCGCGAAGGCGCGCGGGATGAGTCCCGAGCAGACCTCGGCGCTCGCGCTCGACGAGGCCTCGAAGGTCTACGTCGCGCAGGCCGAGACGCTGCTGAAGTCCGGTCGCGGCATCGAGGCCATGGAGGTCATCAACGCTCACCGCGACGACCTCGGAACGAAGGCCGTCCCCCTCATCGGCGAGGCGCAGTCCGTCGCCGTCGCACAGAAGGGCGAGCAGGCCGCGCAGGCGCTGGAGGTGAAGTTCGGCCGCCCCGACGGCAGCATCGACGGCGAGGACGGGCGCGCCTGGATTGACGGCAACATCCCCGCCGGCCTCGAGCGCGACCAGGCGGTCGCGCGCTTCGAGCACCGCGTCGAGCGGGCGCACAACGAGAAGAACGCGGACGAGTCGCTCGGCTTCACCAACGCGCTCCGCGCGATGGAGGCCCAGAGCGCCGACCCGACGAGGCGCACCGTCGGCGCCATCCCTCCCGCGCTCATGGCGAAGGTAACGCCGCAGGGGCGCATCGAGCTGGAGGCGCTGGAGTGGCGGTATAAGCACGAGGCCGAGAGCGCTCCGCGCACGAACGCGCAGCTCGCCGCCCTCTCGAAGCTCATCGGCGACCTCGACAGCAACCCCGGCCAGTTCGCCGGCAAGACCGAGCCGCAGATCATCGCGACGTACGCGCCGGTGCTCGCGAAGAAGGACCTCGACACCATGGTCCCGCGCATCGCCGCAGGGGTCGCGCGCTTCCAGAAGCCAGGCCTGGCCCTCCCGCCCCCCATCGAGGCGCAGCTGCGCCAGACGATGAAGAACAACGGGCTCTACAACCCGGCCGAGAAGGACCCGTACCTCATGCAGGCGCAGGACGCGCGCCTCGCGGACGCCCACGACCACATGATTCAGTGGGAGGCGGACTTCAAGAACGGCAAGGGCGACAACAAGAGCGGCGTCCCGCGCCCGCCCACGCTGCAGGAGTACAACGCCGAGATCGCCACGACGCTCGCGAAGGGTCGCATCGATAGCGGTCACCTGTACGAGCGCGACACGCGCAACGTCACAGTCCTCGACGCCAGGCGCCTCGGCAAGGAGCAAGGCTTCAAGGTCGACGTCCCGAGCGCCATGCTCCCGCGACTGCAGAAGCTCTTCCTCGACAAGGGCGTCAAGAACCCAACGTCCGAGCAGCTTCGCAGCGCGTACCTCCGCTTCCTCCGTACCCCCGCGACCGGCAGCACGCCGGTGTTCAGCGCCGAGCAGGCCGCGCCGTCCGCCGTCGCACCATCACCGGGGTCGAGTAGCGGCGAGTAGCCCCGCCCCACAGCACCTCACCCACCGTCACCGGAGTCCAGTCAATGATTGCCGACCCGCTGTCCACCGCCGTCGATGCGGAGCTGTCCGCCCCCGTGGCCCAGGCTCCCGTCGCCGCCGCGCCCGTCGAGTCCACCCCGCCCGCGCCCCTGCTCCCGCGCGCGCCCGGGGCCGACCCGCTCGCCGACGCGGTGGACAGCGAGGTCGGCTCATCGCAGCGCGCCGCATTCCTGCGCTTCAAGGCGGCGAACGCCAAGCTCGACCCGCAGCGCCAGGCCGATGTTTTCAAGTACGCGGCCGCCTCCGGCCTCTCGCCCGACCTCGTTGCGGCGAACCTTGAGGGCGTAAAGAGGGAGGTCGACGCACAGGGCGTGAACTGGGAGCTGGTCTCCGCACAGCACCCGGAGCTGGCTGAGTTCGTCGCGAAGCCCGGCCACGAGGCGCTCGTGGCGGGCGACATGAACGTCCTGCAGCAGCTCTCGCGTTCCATTCGCGAGGGCTTCAGCGTGCGCGCGCTCCAGCGGGAGACGCTCGAACTGCAGACGGCCGAGCTGACCGGCACCCGCCTTGCCGACGCGCCGGGCACGGAGACGTACATCGACCCGAACCTCGGGCCGATGGAGATGCCGGCCACCAGGCCGATGACGCCCGACGAGGTGAAGGGGCGCCAGGACCGCATCCGCATCAACGAGGCGAGGCTTGCGCACGCGAACGACTTCATCGACGAGATGGACGGCGTCACGCGCCAGGTTGCGAAGCTCGCGCGCCTTCTCACCACGATGGGCCCCGAGATGGTGAAGGGCACGGCCGCCTCGATCGGCGGCGCTGCGCTCGGCGCTGGCGTGGGCGGCGCTGCGGCCGGCACGGCCTATTGGTCGTCCGAGACCGCGGGCCCGCTGTTCTGGCAGCTCCGTGAGATGAAGGGCCCGTCGGGCGAGCCGCTCCTCACCGAGGACGAGGCTCGCGGCTACGCGCTCGCGGGCGCGCTGCCGACCGGCCTGCTCATGTCGGGCGGCCCCGGCGCCATGCTCTCGAAGGCGACGGCGCCGATGGCGACCAAGCTCCTCGCGGCCGCGCTGCCGAAGACGGCCGAGAAGCTCCTCGCCAGCGAGACCATCCCGCTGGCCCTCCGCAAGTTCGCGCTCGACTACGGGTCGCACGCGGCCTCGGGCGCGCTCGCAATGGCGGGGCAGAGCGCCGTCGCCGCTGCGACCATGGAGACCGCGAAGAGCACGCACGGCGAGGGCTTCGATGTCGGGAACGTCACCGACGCCTTCGGCCACGGATTCACCACCGGCCTGTCCGACTTCTGGGCCCTCTCCCTCTACAAGCCCTTCCGCGGCCTCATGTCCGACCTCGGTCGCGTGAGCGAGTCGCAGAACCAGGCCGCCGCCCTGCGCGACGTCGCCGAGGGCACCCGCACATCCAAGCTCGCCACGCGCTCGCCCGAGAAGTTCGAGGAGCTGGTGAACAAGATCGGCCCCGGGCGCACGGTGTACGTGACCAAGGAGGCGTGGGACGCCTACTTCACGAAGACCGGTGAGGGCGTGAGCCCGCGCGAGGTCGCGGCCAAGGTAATCGGCGACGAGGGCCAGGGCTACGACGCGGCCACGTCCGGCGGCGGCGACGTCGCGGTGCCCCTGTCGAAGTGGGCCACCAAGATGGTCCTGGCCGGGCACGACAAGGCGCTCGCGCTCGACGTCCGCTCCGACCTTGGCGGCATGACCGAGCGGCAAACGGTCGACACCATTCAGAGGCTCGTGAAGCTCAACCAGGCCGGCGCCGCCGCGCGCGCCGCCGCCGCCGCTCTGGGCGGCGCGTCACCCGTCACCTCGGCGCGCGACGGCGGGCAGATCGTCTACACACACCCTGAGTCGCCGATGCGGCTCACGGTCGAGGAGAACGACCCGCACGGTGAGTACACCGACCACCGCTCGGTCAGCGGCTACGTCCATGGGTCCGGCAAGGACTCTGAGGCCCTCCACGCGCCCCTGCGCGGCAAGGGCTTCGCGACCGAGTCGTACGTCGCTGCGCTCGTCGACGCGAAGAAGGATGGCAAGGGCTGGGTCTCCGACAAGACTCGCTCCGACGCCTCGGAGCGCATGTACCAGCGGCTCATCGCGCAGGGCGTCCCGTTCAAGCTCGTTCCCGTGGAGGGCACGCTCTCCGACCGGTACGTGCTCTCGCCTAAGGAGCTTGCCGCCACCGACCTCGGCAAGCTGAATCGGCGGAAGCCGATCGGCGCCCAGGAGCTGGCTCGCGCCCTCGTTGCCGCCCCCGCCGCCGACACCGTCGAGGCGATGCGCGCGCGCGACCGCTCGGTTGATGTCGCCTCGCTGCTGAACCTCACGCCCGAGGAGCGCGCGCAGCTCGAAGCCGTTCGCGAGCAGAAGTACGCCGAGGCTCGCGCGCGGCTTGATGTCGAGACCGCGAAGTCCGACGGACGCGGGACCACGGGCGCGCTGCGCGACGCCCGCGAGAGCATGAGGGCCGAGGCGCACGCATCCGTCTCCGCCTCGCCGCTCTATCGCGCCCACGACTTCCTCCGTGCCGGCGAGCTGCTCGACCCGGGCACCGGCAGGGTGTTCGCGAAGAGCCAGCTCCCCGAGGCGCTGCGTGACGAGGCCGGGCGGCCCGTGCGACTCGACGGCGAGGCCGTCCTCGAAGTCGCCGGCAAGAAGGCGTTCGAGGCGCTCAGGCAGAAGGGCATGATCGCCAAGAAGGGCGGCATGCACCCCGATGAGTTCGCCTCGCTGTTCGCGCCGGAGTCGTCGGGCAAGGAGCTGGCCCTCGACCTCGCGCATGCCGAGCCCAAGGACGCCGTCGTCGAGCGCGAGACCACCTCGCGGTTCGAGGAGGCGTTCGGCCCCGCGCTCGCGAAGAGCCACGACGCTCTCGTGGCCGTGGGCGAGGACGGGCTGCATAACGCGCCCGACATTGAGGAGGCCGTCCGCGTCCACGACGCTCTCGCGCGCGCACTGCGCGGCACGAAGAAGGGCGAGGGTGTCCGCGTCCTCGGTCAGGACATGCCAATGTCCGTGCTTCGCATGAACGCGAAGCGTATCGTGGACGGCACCCGCGTCGACACGCTCAATGAGCGGTACCACCTCGACGCCGAGCGCGGCGCACTGAAGCGCGCCTTCGGGCTGATGACGAAGGCGGCCGAGGCGCGCGACCGCGGCCAGCAGGAGATGGCCGACAGGTTCTACGAGGGCGCGTACGCCGAGTACGACAACGTCATCCTCAACAAGCTGCTCTGGCGCGCCGCCCGCGACCGTCGCGTCGAGGTCGCTCGCGCCGACAAGCGCCTCCGGGCGATGGCTGAGGTCGCGTCCCGCACGAAGCTCGGCAAGGCCGACGCGTCGTACGCCGATGGCGGCGACGCCATCCTCCAGGCCGCCGGCTTCCTCAAGGGGCGCGAGGGCACGGTCCCCAACGCCGCCGCGTTCGAGTCGATGCTCGCGCGCATGGAGCGGGACGCCGCTGGCGTCGCTCGCGACTCGCAGGGCAACCTGCAGTCCGGGCTGTGGGACGCGCAGTCCATCCGCGACCTGCTCGCCCAGCCGCACCCCTTCGAGACCATGACGGTCGACGAGGCGCTGAACCTGCGGGACGCGGTTGAGAACATCCGCCATGCTGCCGCCGGCAAGACGAAGGTCGACGTCGCCGGTCGCGCCCTGGAGCGCGCCGAGCTGCTCGATGACACGGCCGAGCGCGCGAAGCGCCTGCCCGAGGCAGGGAAGTACGACCGCGCGCCCGGCAAGGCGAAGTATTTCGAGGTGGCGAGCCGCGTGCTCAGCTCCATGGACGCGAACCTCACGAACATGGAGGACCTCGTCTCCCAGCTCGTGGGTGGCGACCGCGAGGCCCCGCTGTGGAAGCTGCTCGTCGGCGAGCGCCTCAGGGCGCGCGACTACGAACTGCAGCTCTCCCGCGACTTCCTCGAAGGGCTGCAGGAGAAGTGGGACGCGATGCCGAAGCGCATGCGCGACCGGGCGAACGAGAGGACGACGGACCTGTCCGCCGAACTCCCGCTGCCGGAGCACGCGCAGAGCTTCCTGAAGGACAACGAGGTCCCGCGCTCGTACCTCTGGATGATCGCCCTGAACCTCGGCAACGCCGGCAACAAGCAGCGCATGCTCGACGGGTATGGCTGGTCCGAGCGCCAGGTCATGGACGCGCTGCAGAAGCGCATGACCAAGGCCGAGTGGCTCTGGGTGCAGGACGTGTGGAACTCGCTGTCGAAGCTCTACCCGCACATCGAGCGCGTTCACCGTGAGGATACGGGGCTCGCGCCGGAGCGCATCGAGGCGACGCCGCTCAAGGTCCGCATCGGCGCTGGCGAGGCGGGCGAGATGGGCGAGGAGCTGACCCTCGCGGGCGGCTACTTCCCCGCGCGCTACGACTCCCGGGTCCCCTCGGAGAGTCGCGTCGGCGAGAAGCAGGAGGCGGCCGGCATCGCGGCGCTCATGTCGCCGAACTACCGCGGCGCGAAGACGGCAACCACGCACGCGCAGGCGCGCTCGGAGAATGCGACCGACCTGCTCAACCTCGACTGGCGCGTCGTCCCCGCGCACGTCAGCCAGGTACTGCACGACGTCGCGTACCGCAAGTTCGTGAAGCAGGTCGGCGGACTGTTCCTCGACCCGCGCTTCGAGTCCCTCGTGCAGAAGACGATGGGCAAGGAGTACGCGAAGCAGTTCATGCCGTGGCTGAAGGCCGTCGCATCGCAGCAGGCCGACTCGCTCGCCGACTCGATGGCGACGGTGAACGGCTGGGTGGCGTCCATCAAGAGCAAGGTCGCGCTGGCGGCGTGCGGGTTCAACCTCGCCATTCCGCTGTCCGACCTCTCGAACCCGCTTATGGCGTTCGCGACCGGCGACGTCTCGGCCAAGCACCTGGCCCTCGTCACCGTGAAGCTGGCGGCGCACTACCCGACGCTCCGCGCCGAGGCACTCCGCCTCTCGCCGGAGCTTCGGTACCGCGCCGAGGGCCACGGCAACAGCGTCGGCCTCGAACTGGGCTCGATGGCCGCCGGTCGCGGCGATCTCCAGCGCAAGGTGGAGACCGCGGCGTACTGGGCAATGGAGCGCACGGACGCGATGTCCTCGACGTCCATCTGGTTGGCGAAGTTCAATGAGCTGTCCGCCGCCGGGTCGCTGGAGGCCGAGGCTGTTCGCGACGCCGACGCGACGCTCCGCAAGTTCATGCCGGCGCACGACGTTGGCGGCAAGGCCGCCCTGCTCCGCGACAAGGGGTTCCTGGGCGCGATGACATTCCTGTACGGCTTCGCGAACCGGGTCTACGGGATGCACCGCCAGGAGGTCGTCAACATGCTCGACGCCTGGCGCGAGCCCGGCGCGACGAAGATGGACAAGGCCACCGCGGTCGCGAAGTTCACGGGCCACATCGTGGCTCTTGGTCTCGTGGTCGGCGGCGTCGGTGACTTCCTCGCGAACCGCGGGCCGAGCAAGCCGGAGGACGCGCCGGAGTGGGCGCTGAAGAGGGCGACGCTGACTTCGCTCTACGGCGCACCCATCCTCGGCCCCGCTGCCCTTTCCATGATCGACGGGAAGCCGGCCAACATGAAGACGGCGCCCGGCTTCGCGCTCATTGACCGGCTGATGAGGGATGCCTCGAACGTGAAGAAGCACATCGCGGGCACGGCGCAGTACGACTCCGAGAACCCAGCCATGTCCGCGATGGATGCGCTGTTCATCCTCGGCGGCTCGCCCGGCTTTGGCCAGGCGCGCAAGACCGGCGGGTACGTGATGCACAACCTCGGTCGCGACCTCGAACGCGGTCGCTACGGGCACGTCGTCTCGGGCCTCACGTACGGGCAGCAGATGAACCACCAGCAGCCAGTGAGCCTGTTCAACATGTGGGAGGAGTAAATGCTCCGCATCTCGAAGCGAACGACTCCCCAGGTTCTCGGCTTCGGCCTCACCCGCCAGCAAGCCCTCTCGCGCGCGCACACCGATGCGGCGCGGGGGCTTGCTGGCACGGTGGCGGCGCAGGCGGGGGCGG